ATAATGTGTTACCGCTTAATTTTAATTGGTTAGGATCTACACCCATGTTGCCAGTAAGCATAGTACCAGCAGGGCCTGTTAATGCAGCTTGTTCTGCTTTTGATTGTATTGCACTAGTATTTGCTTTCTTTCTATTTGCTTTGTTCATCTCTATATCTGATTGCTCTTTAGCTTCTTTTGCTCTTTGTTTAGCGTCTGCATTCTGCTGCTTTTGCAATGCTAATTGTTTTTCTTGCGCTTTCTTTTGTTCACGCCCTGCTTTATATGTTGTATATGTAGCGGCTGCACCTACTGCAATTGCTGCTGATACTACCATTTGTTAGATCTCCTTAGAATACATAATTTCTTGTACACCATATTTTAGTTTTGGTAGTAACTTGCTTAAAGCGGTGTCTTCTTTAGCGTGCCATAACATAAGTTTACAGCCTTCAGATCTTGCATGATCTTCAGTTACCTTCAGCAAACGTAGTCCTAATCGTCCACCCCTCAATTCTTTTTTGACAAACAAAACGTCATTTTGGGCAATCTTTAGGTCGGCATAATGCAAATGATGCATCATTACATTCATAGAATATCCAATACAGACATCATCTTGCATCGCTATGTAGATAAACAACCAGCCTGTCTGATTCAATGCTTCATACAAAGGCCAATTAGGTTTTAACTTCATCACTTGTTTGTTGCGTGCAATCTCATCGTAATGCGGCTCAAACAGTGGTTCTGCTACAACCTTAAATTCATCTAACGTGCAGAGTCTAATTTCTGTTTTAGGTACTCTACTTTTGTTTAGAGTATCTGCTGTTTCTTTACTTACGGTCACACTAGTCATAAAGAATTTTTAGTTACACAATCAAATATTATATGTACTCTGTCTGTCGCGCCAACATTATGCGCTGTGTGTATCTGCTTGTGATTAAACCACCAGACATCTCCTACTTCAAATCTTTGCTCCTCATCTCCACAAGTTTGGCTACACCATTGGTTACTACGCAGTACTAAATGAAATCTGCTGTAGTGATCTGCATACGTCCCCTGATCATTGTGTTTTGTTACATGACCACTTGGTTTTAAATTAACAATCAGTAATCGTCCCATATCTTTGACTTCTAATTTTTTTAGTATTGGCTGGATTAATGGTACTAATGCAGGTTTTAAATATTCCATGCATGGGTAGTCATATGATCCTGTGTCCCATAAAACGTAGTATGCGCTCATTTTCAAAGGCCCTCGAACATAAATGCACTCGGTATCTTTATGTGGTGAGTTAGTAAATTTTTGACGTATCTCTATTTCTTTCCATAACTCAGGTTTGGCATCCAAAAGTTTTAATAATGGGTCTACGTCTAACCCTGTGGCTATGCGCTTAAAGTATTTTGTATGGGTCATAATCCGTCTTCTGTGTAGATTCTCTGCGTCTTTTGATGTATATGTCCTCTGGCACTTTCTTGGCTACTGGTAGGGCAAAGGTTAGTGCTAGTGCATCGGCCAAATCAGGTGACCCTGCACCCTGTAATCTCTTCTTAATCTGATCCTTAGATTCGAGTACACGTCTACCTATGTTGTCGTACCAATAGATGGGTGTAGCTAACTCTTGTTTAAGTGCTGTGTCATCTGGTATTGCACCTCCTTCTTCTATCCACTTTTTCATTAGCCACCACATCTCACTTCTACGGTTGATGTATTGCTGGTTATTGTTTGCCTTACCTCCAAACGGTATCTCGATTACGTCATATTTGAGTTGCCTTAATCTATCGATTACCCCACTGCCAGCACCCGCGTCACAGAATACGGCATCTGGGTCATATTCTTCTATCAGGTTTGCCACTCTGGACGCTAGCTCCATGTTGTCTATACCTCGGTAGACAATCGGTTTGAATGCCTGTCTACCCTGCCTACGGAATACTACAGATCGGTCATCTCCAAATCTGGCAGGGTCTATCCCAAACACTTGGGGTGACATGGCTACATGATCTTTTTGGTATGTCCGTTTGGCTGCTTCTTCTGTGTCAGCTAGAGCTATAAGTTGGTCATCCCCTGCTGCTGAAAAGTCACATAGATATTCCCTTGCAAATGAGGTTTCACTCATGTCCCTTTTGAGTCTGGCTACCTCGTCAGGATGGATGCTGTCTGTGTCGTAGACCGTGTACCGTGCAGCCGTCCAATCTGCTTCATCGAGTGCCTTGTAATACAGTTCGGAAAAGAGGTTAATACCACTAGGAGTTCCTATAAAAATAGCCCAGCCTAAACGGTCGCTTAACGCGGGCTGACATACGTCTATCCATAGTTCGGGTTTGATTTGGGCTACCTCGTCTATCACAATCCCATCTAGTCGTACCCCTCGGAGTGCATCGTATCGGTCACCTCCAAACAGTCTGATCACTGCGCCATTGTGTAGGAACTTAACGCTCAGTTCTCCTTGATTAATCTCTATGCAATTAGTCCTTCTGAGTGGCTCTAGTTTGGTTAGTAATCTTTGCCATGCAATAGCTTTACTTTGGCTCAAGAACGGACTGACATAGACAAACAGGGCTAACTCTTTTTGTGTCTTTATGGCCTTGTCAATTAGTTCCAGTATGCCTAATTCTGTCTTACCAGAACGTCTGTGAAGCGCATACACAGAGAATCTTTTCTTGCTTAAATGTACCTCTTTTTGCCATTGTCTTGGCTGGTAATTAAGGCTAATTAAAGGGACGTTCATCTACTGTTGAGGGACACCTGTATTAACGGTTAACGAGACTCCACCTGAGTGTTCCAAGTTTGTCTTATCTCCCCACTTTGTTGGATGCCATTTTGCCAGCAATTTCAAGCGTAACTCTGCGCGAACTTTCTTCTCCTGTATGTGCGCTGGATCAATCCTCTGCTGGTCTTCTCCGATCATCCGCGGCTGTTCATCAATAATTTCCATAATAGAGTCAGCAATACAATCTGCTCCGCTCTCACGCGCACGCGCGAAGCGTTCACGAAAATCTATACTTTCATCAGTATTTTTATTCATCCATTTATAGATAGTAGTAAAAGCAGGTTTATTATCTTGCCGACAATAAGACCTAAGAGTTCCCCCTTCAGAAACCCAAAGTAAAACCTCTTCAACAATATCTAAATCAATCTTGCCTAATGGTCGTCCTCGTTTTGTAGACAGTTTTCCATCTATCTCCTGATTGTCCGCGGATTTGATACTTAACGATTTTTGCACAAGTCCCCCTTGGTAACGAGAAAATTAAACCTAAAGTTCCATAACCCAAGTTGTAGTCTTCTCTAAGCTGTCTAATAGCATCTACAACGTGTTGGTTAATAGAGCTATTGTGATGAGAACTATTTATTCTATAGCCCTGCTCGTTGACTTCTAGATACTCCCTTGTAACTTGAGTAATTACAGTCATTTAGGTGAAATAAATTATTTAAAATATAAATAAAAAATAAGTAATTCGCAATCTTTTTAAATTTTTTTGTTGACATATGTTGGAATGTATGCAACACTAATAAGGTACATTACTATTTTCTAATAACAATGACACAATTCAACTTCCCTGAGAACCTTGCCGATGACTTGCAAGACGAGATCTACAACAAACTTGTTGCTTCAGTACAACATGATGTAGATACTTGGAATAAGAAATGGGCAAAGCGTGAACAGGAGGGTAGAACCTTTGACACTAAGAAGAAGTACAACCGCAGAGATGAACTAGTAGAAGAGAAAATCTACTACTACGGATTAACTAAAGGTTTACTAGACATCAAGTTCTTCCAAACAGAAGACTACATTACAGGTGTTCAAGCAAATGACTATCACAGACCTTGGTACTGCAAAGTTCATTACCAGCGTTGCCATGACCAAGCTAGAGCGCAAAGAGAACGTGCTGTTGCTTTATGTGAAGAGAGAGCTAACGGTCACCTAGCAGTTACCGATCAGGTTATCAACCATAAATTTAGACTAGCCAAAGCTAACCTGATTGATGGGGTCGTTATTGGCAAAACTGCCACCAACGAAGATTTCAAAATTCATCTCCAGATGATGTGGAACTACCGCTACGGTGAGAACTCAGCTAACGGTTACATGACTCAATACGTTCAGTACAGGAGTGACAGACGCGGAGCCAAACAGGAAGGCAAGTCTGTGCAACAGGCAAAGACAGATGCGCAGAAACAGGCCAAGCTTGATGAAAAACAAGCAATCATTGACCAAAAGAATTTAGCCAAGTGGGAGAAATTCCAAAAGCTACCAGTTCAGATGGAAAAGTGGATTGACAAAGAAATCAAAAAGCTTGCTGAAATCATCAGCCCTGAAGGTTTAGCTCTTATGCAAAAAACAGCAGAGCATATGGGTTACGAGTTCAATGATGAAGACAGGGAATGGAAAATCAAATGCATTTCCAAAGACATTGAGCAACACAACACTTTGAGAAATGACCTCAGACATTGGCAGAATGATGAGACAGGACTCAAGGCACTATTCGACAGAGGTGTCGATACACGCAACAAACTTAAGGAGA